ATAATATAATAATAAATCCAGAATATTCTAAAATTTATAAAGAGCTTACTTTAAGCGATATAGAAAAAGATATGCATGAAATAAGCAAGATCAATATAATATGCGAAGATGAAATGGCAAAAATGTTTATAGAGAGGATAATAAAAACAAATAAAATAAAAAAAGTGATTAATTTTATACATGATGTTTCGGGCGATGAGAGCGGAACCTCTTATACTGGGCTAATATCATTAGCAAAGAATGGGAAAAAACTACTTGATGATTCTATTATTATAGTAGATGCTGACGTTGATAATAGTAAAATAAAAGAGGCAAAAAATGATTTTCTTTTAAAAATACCCGATATGAATGATTTTGCAATAGAAAAAAGAATAGTTGTATATTTGCTCGAACTAGACGATGCAAGTGATTTTTTTGCAATCAAAGAAAAAACAGCTATAAAAAAACAAATGACAGATTCTGATATCAATATTGATCTAAATGAAATAAAAAAAGATAAATCTTCATATATCAAGCAATGCAAAAAATGGGTAGAATCTAATAGTGATACTTTTGGCAGGGCTTTTACACACTATATAAACAACAATAGAAGCTATTATGATGATTTTAGAAAAGATATTGTATCATTCATAAATGAAAAAAGGCAGAAAAAATTTTTACCACCTGTTGAGGCATAATGTCATCTATTAATTCCCCTCTTCGTTATCCGGGAGGCAAAGGCAAACTTACTGAATTTGTATCACATACAATAGCAATAAATAACATAAAAAATCCTATTTATTGCGAGCCCTTTTGCGGTGGTAGCGGCGTGGCCATAAATTTATTGCTAGATAAAAAGGTAGATAAAATTATTTTGAATGACGTTGATATAGCTATTTACTCTTTTTGGTATGCGGTATTAAACGATACTCAAAGAATGATAGATAAAATCAATAAAACCGCCATAACAACACAAGAAAGATTAAAACAAAAAGAAATTTATACGTTTGGACAAACCCAAAAAGGGTATAATTTTGACTTGGGCTTTGCTACGCTTTTTTTAAATCGGACAAATATTTCTGGTATCATAAAGGGCGGGGTTATCGGTGGTAACCAGCAAAAAGGCAACTATAAGCTTGATTGCAGGTTTAACAAGATAAATATAATAAACAAGATAGAAAAAATTGCCGAGCATAAAGACAATATTATGCTTTACAATTTGGATGTAAATTATTTTATTGAATACACTTTATTAAATTTTGACAAGAATAGCCTTTTTATATTTTTTGACCCGCCATACTATAAGCAGGGAAAAAATTTATATACAAACTTTTTTAGCCATAAAGACCATGAAAATTTAGGCTTGGCCATAAAAAAATTAGATGAGTATTTTTGGATATTGACCTATGATAACACCTCTGAAATACTAAAAATTTATAAAGAATATAATCCTAGAAAGTATAAGCTTCAATATTCGGCCAAAAATAAAATAAAAGAAACAGAGCTGTTTTTTAGCAATAATAAAACAAAAATCGAGTCATTTGATAAAGTAATATTTGAGTAACTAATCCCCAAAACTATATCCGTTTTCTTCTATGGCGACGGCGACGGCTTGTGGGGTGGCTTGTGTGCCGTGCATGTGGATATCTATCTTTTTGTTATCGTTTATCTGCTTGCTAGATGCGGCGGAGACTTGAGCTATCCTTTTATCTTGCATCGCTTGATCGATAGCGCCATTCGTAGTTTGAGCGGGCGTTTCGTCATTAAACCAGCTAAAAGGATTATACCAGTTGTTTTCTTTGCCGTCGCCTATGCCTAGCACCTCTTTTGCGCCGTCTTTTACGAGGGAAAAGGCGTCAACGACCATCGAAACCTTATCCATCAGCCATTCGATCTTTTTAGTAAAAGCCTCTATCCACTCCGATCCTTTGAGTTTTACGATATCTATCACTAGACCGATTGCGGTGATTATGTTAGCTATCGCTTCTAGCGGGTATAAAAGTGCGCTTATCGCCGTGCCGAAAACCCTACCGAAATCGACTCCTTCGTTTTTTAAATTTCCGAGTTCGCCCGCGCTTGATCCTACAGCTGAGGTTATCCACTCAAAAAGCGACACGATAGGACTAAGCGCACCTTTTATATGCTCCCATGCATCTTTAAAGCTTTGTATAAAAGGTCTTAGCGCCATCTTCACACCCTCGAAAAATCCGTCGAAAAACGCCTTTACCTCATCCCAATATTTATATACGAGGGCTGCGGCAATGGCAAGTGCGGTTAAAAATAACCCGATAGGACTTGTAATTAAGGCCAGCGAAAAAGCTTTGATCCTAGTTATTAAGGTAGAGAAAAATAACGAGGTTTGAAGTCTAGCGCTTGCCATCGCGAAGCTTAAATTCTTAAATTTTAACGAGCACGCGCCTAGCGCTCCACCCGCTTTTAAGCATTCAAAGGGCAAAACAGATAGCACTTTTCTGAATTCTCCGCCTACTATGATAGCTGCATTTACCGCGAGCTTATGCGATAAAAACGCGACTTTTAGCGCCGTTATCGCCACCACCGCACCGAATACGGCTTTGGTAAGCCCGGGAAATTTAGCTGTAAATTCCGAAACGACGTAAGACACCTTTCTGATCACATTTAACGCGCTATTTATTACCGGCAAGAATACGCTTCCGATATTTATGGCTATCTCGTTGAATGCACTTTTCATAAGCTGGATATTGCTCGCGGTCGTCGCACTCCTTGATTCGAATTCTCTTTGCATCGAACCCGTTTTAGCTTTATCACCGATTAAAGCCATAGCTTTATCGAAGTTTTCGATAGCTCCGGTCACAAGAGATATGTCATCACCGAAATTTTTACCGAATATCGCCGTTAAAATACCCGTTTTTTGCGCTTTTGGAATTTTTGAAAGAGTGTGTAAAAACTGCGTCAGAGCCTTTTGCGGATCCTTAAGGATCGCTCTTTTTAAGTCTTTGCCGTCGATGCCGATCTGTTTAAACGCTTCCGATACTTCTTTGCTTGCATTATCGGCATTGTTTAGCACAGTCAGCATTGAGTTTATCGCGGTGCTGGCTACTTCAGGAGCTTTACCGAGTGCGATAAACGAGCTTGCAAGTCCAGCTGTAGCGTCGGCGCTAAGACCGAAGTCTTTAGCATTACCCGCTATCCTGCCTAGAGCATTTACGATATCGCCTGCGGTAGCGGCGGAGTTATTAGAGATATGATTTATCGTATCGCCCAAGGCCCCTACTTGTTTTACGTCCATACCGAAAATATTCATAAGCGTAGCCATATTATCACCCGCTTCTTTTGCGCTCATATCAAAAGCTACACCCATTTTTGCGGCGGTAGAGGTAAAATCGAGCAAATTTTCTTTAGCGATGCCAAGCTGTCCGCCCGAAGCCGTGATTTGAGCCAATTCGTTGACGCTTAACGGGATCGTTCGGCTCATTTTCATAAGGTCGTTAGAGAAATTTTTTACATCGTTTTCGCCACCAAAATCCACTACCTTTTTGACGTCCGCCATCGAGCTTTCAAAATCGATCGCCGCACTTATCGGTTTTGATAGAACTAGAGCCGAGCCAAGAGCCGCTATGATATCGGTTTTAAGGCCTTCTATATTTTTGCGGGCGTTAGCGATATCTAAATTTAGTTTCGTAGTAGTCGCTTTTTTGATATCCGCGGCTAGCTTTGCGACTTGCTCTCTGGCACCGATGTTAAGGGGGTTTACCTTTAACTCTTTTAGCCCGTTTTTATACGCTTCGATAGGTGCTTTTATGGCTCTACCAAGTTGTGTACTTAAATCGTTTGACTGTTTATTGATGGCTTTCATCGCCTTGTCAAAGTCGCTTAAATCCATCCCGAAGGTCAGAGTCGCATTCTTTGCCATCCGCTTTGCTCCTTAAAAACTTTTCAAATAGTATCGAAACGCCGATTGGAATTTATACAAGTGAATATGATATAATCGCCCCATAAATCAAAAAGGATCCGTTATGAGTAGAAGTTTAGCTTTTTTCTTAGCAGGCGCTTTAGGAGTGGTTTTTTGCGGTGCGAGCCTTTTTATGTTAAGCGTCCTTGCATACTATCTTTTACCAGTTTTTGCGATAGCTTTTATAGCGGGCTGCATATTTACGATAAGAAATGTTAAAAAGCAAAGAGACGAAAGAAAAAGACATAAAAGCTATATAAGACGCCTTGCGATACGATAAGATACAAATTTAAGGTGCGATATCACACCTTATTCAACTTTACCGCTATTTCGTAATACTCTACGAATTCGTTAAATTCCAAGCTTAAAATATCGCTTAATGTAAAATGCAGGGTATGCCCTATAAGAGCAAACCCCTCCATTAGTTTTTTATGTCGATACCCAAAAATGAGCTTATGTTTTTCGACAACTCGCTCCACTCTCCTATAGGAAGAGCGTTTAAAAACTCTTTATCCAGCTCACCGTCGCTCATCTCAATCAGTAGCATTTTGGCTTGTTCGATCTCGTCTTTGCTAGATTTTTGCACGTTTTGAAGTTGTGCTAGAGTAGGAGCGCGCAGCTCCACTTCTTGCCCGTCCGAAAAAGTAAAAGTTCTTTTTGGTAATTCGATCTTTTTTAGTGCCATTTTAAATTTCCTTTCTTTACCTTACCCTTTAAGATATATTTTTTCGGATAGACTCGTATAGGTCTATACCGTCTACAGCGTAAATTTTATTATCCACGTCATAGATCAAAACGGGCTTTTTGTCCACGTCGTATTTGCAAAAATAGCAATTCATTTCGATGCTTAAATTCGCCTCTTTATTCATCTCGAATTTGGGCGGCTCTAGGACTTTGATATTACCGCTAAAGGTAGCTACTACTTGAGTAGCTGCTCCTTCACCGTCGGTATGGTTGGCTTTAACGTATAGGGATTGCTTTATTTTCGTGTTTAGTAGTGCAAAATAAACAGCGCTTACATTATTTATCGTAAATTTAGCTGATAGGGGCTTGAGCGTAGGTAATACGATCTCGTATTTGCCGATCTCCGCGCTTGCCTCGATAGTCTCGTGTTCGAACTTTGGCGGCTCGAAATCCACTAACTCGCCCATAAGTCCGATACCTGCTATAAATAAATTCCCGCCCGTGATCGCTTGTGCTTTTAAAGACATTTTCAACTCCTTTTAAATTTTTAAAGCTCTTCTATCAAAACTTGAGAATACTCGGTGACTCTGTAAATTCTATTCGTGATGTTCTTAAGAAGCGGCATTTCTTGAACTTTGTGTTTGATGTAGACTTTGCCCTCGCTTATCGTCTCATTACTGTTTAGCTCGACTGGCACCGTCACTTCAAAGCCTACCGCAACGTTATTTGCGACCAAACGGCGATAAAACGCCTCGAGGCTATCGACTACGTTTTTTAGCACGTCGCGCATACGCTTATCGATCGCTCGTTTTTGAGCTTCGAATATCGTCTCGATCGCCGTATAAAAGATGACATAGGTATGAAGCGAGCTAAAATCCTCGTCTCGAGTCTCGCCGCCCCATGCCCTGATGCCGTCGTCTACGTAAGCGATCGTGATGCCTTCGCTTCTTAGTCGGTCGGCTTCGCAGTCCACGCCCTGGATAAACTCTACATTATCCACGATGCCGGTTATTCCTCCTATGACTCTATTTGAGAAAGTTTGCGAAAAGCCGTATTCGGTTTCTGCCATTACTTTAGCATAAAGTGCGATCAAAAACATCGAAAGCGGACGCACGACTTTATCCGTCCTAGTTACTTTTTGATACGTTATGATCGCGGTTTTTGTTTGCAGCGTTTTTACGGCGAGTTTAGCACTCGTTTCATTAGTGGCGTCGATCTCGATCGCGTAAACTGCACGCAAATATTCGGCTACTTGCTTTAGCTTTTCATAAACGCCAGTATCGTTATACTCCGGCGCACATAAAAATTTCGGCTTCGCGGCTACTTCGTTCTCAGCTTTCTTAAGAGCGTCAATAGCTTTTAAGCAAGAGTTTAGATTTTCTTGTTTTTTAGCATCGCTGTCGGAATTAGCACTTGGTTTAAAGGCGCTTAGAACGACTTGCGTATGTATCCCGCATGCCTTTAAATCGTCTAGTGCATTTTTGATAGTGCCTTTTTGCACTTCTTTGAGCGCATCTTCAACGGTGCTAAAGATATGAAGTCCTGCTTCTATCTTATCATCATCACCTACGATCGCGATCGGTCGTTTGTTATTGATCTCGTATGGATTCAGCGAGCCGTTATATAGCTCGACGTTTATCCCGTATTTACTTGGCATATTTTCTCCTTTAAATTTGGTTTTTTATCGATATTTTAAAATTCTCATAGTTTATGATCTCAAGCAACCTAGCAAGCGTCTTAACAGAGTTGTAAACGCCCTTATCGTCGCTTCTATCACCCACCAAAATGCATCCTAGCGTGTCTTGCGGGAAATTGCCGTTATGGATTAAAATTTTTCGCGCCTTACTTACTTTATCGTTATAAAGTAGCGGCAAGCGGCGGTTAAACCTAGGACTTCTATAAAATTCGGCATCATACTCGCCTTGCGGGATCCTTTTATCTTGCCCCGAGGCTGTCGTATCCTCGCCCGCAGGCTCTAGGGTATAGCATTCAAAAAGCCTCTTTCCCTCGTCCGTGATCGTTAGCCTCCCGATCGTGCCGTCATAGATATTTTTAAATCTATTTATCTTGATCTTCATAATTTGTCCTTTCAAAATCCGTATCTTTTAAATTTTTAATCTTCTTTGCCAAGAAGCTGTTTATCTTCGCTCTGACCCAGTCGGCGCCGAACCAAGCCACCGCTCCACTAAGGGCTATGCAAGATTTAGGGCTGCCGGGCATAAACTCGCTCAGCACCGCGTAGCTCACAAACGCAAACAGCATCGATGAGCCCACCGCTACCAGCCACGATATGACCTTTTGTCCGCCCGATCCTCGCAGCTTCATATTGCCGCTACCGATCCCTAGCATTGAGCCCAAAAAACTTATGACCCCTACAAGTATGTAGTTCCACACTTCTTTATCTATCCCCCACATTCGCGCACTCCTTCAGGAGCGCTTCGCAGGTTTGATAGTATTTTGCCAGCTCGACCGCGCTTTGCATATTGCTTGAATCAAATTTAGGCTTTGCAGGGAGGTTTACTTTGCACTTTATCGGAATAAAAACGTCTTTATATTCCGTCCTTACCATCGGCGCCTGTTTTGCACATCCGCTAAGAGAAACGCACAGCGCCAGCCCTATCAGAAAAAGAATAAATCTGATGATATATTCTCGCTTGTGCCTAGCCAGCTCTTTTTGGTAGTTTTTGTCGAGCAAAAACGTTTTCCGCAGAGGCTTTGAATACTGCGGCATATATAGCTGTCCTGTTTTCATCTGCCCATCTCCCTGAATATTTCCTCATAGAATTTCAGCTTCTTTTCGCATTTTGCGTCCCTTATCGGCACATTTATCGGCTCGTATCTCGTCTCTATCTCTTTTTTGATGATAGGCTCGCGAGCTTTGAGGTTTTCATTGGCAAGCGCCATTGTTTTTATTTGCGCGTTTTGCAGATCGATGCGCGCATTGCATTCACTCAAATTTGCCGCATAAATTTGCCCCTGCGCGGTAGCTGCGGCAAGCTCGTTTCGCAACTCTTCAATCTTAGCGGCGCGAGAGTGATTTACCCCAAGTAGCCCGAGGATGACTGCGATCAACGCGCCGATAATTCCGAGATAAATTTTAAAGTTCATATCGTCGTCCATAAAATCAAAAATGCGGCGTCTTGCATGGCGCCGTAAAATAATTCTTGCCTGCCCCAAGCGTCCTTTGCTTCGAATGCTCCGATCTTGAAAGAAAAATTCGTGCGGTATCCTGTTTCGCACGCTAAAGGAAAACCCACCGCAAGCGCTAGAGCTAGCACGGGAGCGGCGTAATACCCCGCAAAAAACAGCGGGATAAAAACGGGGAGCCACCATAAAAGCCCGCGCAAAAATAGGCATACGCGGCAGTATCTTAGCCACCGATCGCGCGGGTCTTTGATGACTAGTCGAGCTAACCGCTCGATAAATCTAAACCCCTCGTATTCGGGCGTGTATGCCCCGTGCGTAACGAGCGCGCCGACCCACACGCCCCAGCCTTTCGCTTCGCCCACTAAGTAGCCCACGCCGCAAGCAAGGGCAATCCACGGGTTCGCCGTGGCGAAAAACACGATCGCGGCTAGATATAGCGCGCTCACTTTTGCGAATATCGCGTATCGTCCGCGCAGTCTATTCAAAATCCAAAACATATTTTTCTACTCCTCGCGGGCAGGTCTGGTTTTCACTACGTCTGCAAACTCATCGCTTCCTAAATACCAAAAAGGCTTTTTGCCGTCAGGGTATTGGAATTTAGCGAAATCGTCCGGGTGAGTGGCAAGATGCGCGAATACCCTAAGGATATTCATCATATTGGATCCGTCCCATTGATTACATTTGCGCGCTCGCAAAAAGATGACAAACGGGCAAGCTAGTATCCCTAAAATCAGCGCCGAAATAAAAATCAAAAGATAGCTCATCCCGCGCTCCTTTCATCTTTGCTTTCGCAATCGCAGGCTACTCGTTTGAGGTCGTGCTTGCATCTGGTTTCCTCAAACATCACGCGCTCTTTGTGTTCGCCAGTCTTACCGATATTAAAGCTCTCTACCGGGCGCATATAGCCCATCACTCTCGTATAAACGACACATCGCGTTCGTTTTGCTTCTAGCTCTTTTGGAAATTTCATTTTTTACCTTTTTCTTTGGTTTTTGGCTCTTCAAGCTCTTTTGAGTCCGTCTCGTAGTTCGGACTTTTAGGGCAGCCGTTCCAAGGGCATGCTCCGTTTTTATCAAGTTTGCTGGCACAAATTTCACATCTTTTGGCTCTAATCCTTGCCATCTCCCACCTCCTTTTGTAGTTTCTCTTTTTCGCTTAGCAATCCTTTATATTCCTCTCGAAGCTCGGGCAATACGCTATCGTTTCCGATGAGTATGGCGTGTCTGATGTAGCCTTCGGTCTCTTTGATTTGCGCTTCAAGTTCGGCTAGCTCTTTTTGCTTTAGCTGTTCCACGCTTGGTGCGGGATTTAGTATCTCATCCGCTTCTTTTTTGGAAATTTCAACCCATTCGGGCTTTTTAAAATTTGATATGTCTTTCTCGTCCAGTGCGTAAATTTGATTGTTTTTGTCTTTGAAGTATTTCATTTGTTTTCCTTTCTATCGAAGCTCGAACCATTTTAACGGGGTGTAGTTTTTGTACACGACTTTATATGTTGCTCCTGCCGGTATAATTGCTGAGACTATACACCCGTCAGCGTTGCCGTAGCTAACGTTTCTAAGACTCTCCACGTTGTTTATTTCGAGGATACAAGTCTGGGAGGATGACGATTGTTGTTGACTCACTAATATTTGTATAGGCCTCCCAGTAGTATTTGTATATACTACACCATTTTGTCTCTCTGCTAGCACGTCTTGCCACGTTTGATTTATGCCGATGCTCGCTATGCCAGCTACTGCTTTTTCACTCACAGCTACATCTTCTTGAACTCCGGTGATTGTATTTTTGATTTTGACTATGCCTGCTTTGCTTTCGGTAGCGTATGACGTCTTATCTATTTCGCTTTGCTTTTGCTCTCTGACGTTTTTAGCTTTGATTAGGACGACTACGGACATATTGTATGGGCGAGTTTCTACTCCGCCCTCGAATGTAGTCGGAATTTCATTCGCTCCATTTGGTGGCCTTGTGTTGCCAGCTGAGGCTGTAGAGCCTGCGCCAGTTGCGCTGTTTTTTTGCCCACCAAAAAACCAACTGTGATTATGAGATTTAACCGTGTCAGCTTGCGCTACCCCTAATGCAGCAGCATTCCCGCCCACGCTTCGCATAAATTTGCCGTCGCTAAAGTTTGGTATATTAAAATTCTCGCCGCTTCCGCCGTAGGTGTAGCCTATCACAGCAAAAAGCTCGGTGTATTCGCTCTTTTTTAGGCTTCGTCCGTCGCATAAAAGATAGCCGGCGGGGATTTTGTCTTGCGAGCTCCACGCTAGATATGCACCTATCGGAGTGCCGTCGCTTGCTTCGTCTTTTTTTACGTATCTCTCGTCGTGATTGTGGTTTTTTGCGGCGAAATTGGATATCGCCCAATTTCTAGTGGCAAGCACAACATTGTTATCGACTTTTAGCGTAACACTGCCCGCATTATCTACCTGCATGATAAATTTGATCGTGATATCCTTTGCGCTACCTTCTGCGAGCTTGGGTTTATAGGTGCGCGGAAGTTTGGCTACCGCAAAAAGCTCATCATTTGCGGTATAAATTCCCGCTTTATTGATGTAAAATCCTCCGACGTCCGCGTTTATTATGCCCTCGGCAATTAGCTGATGCGGATCGGCTTCATCTACTATCAGGCTATTTATGCTAAAGCTATGCTTTACGCCATTAAGGGCGGTGATACTTTGATTAAGATCGCCTTCGTCGTCGCTGACGCTCATCTTACTTAAGGCGATCTGCGTTTTATTAGCAGCTGCTTTTAACAGTAGATCGATACCCTTGTTAGTTAAAATACTAAAGTATTCTTGCATCTAGTTTTACCTCCATTGTTTCGTCGAATTTAAATGTGAGCGCGCAATACTTCTTAGAAGAAACCTCTAAATTTTCTACCGCAAGCGGATATACGCTCACGCTCTCGCCGCTTAAGCTTGCGCTTGCAGCTTTGATTCGTGCGACGCTAGCTAGCGCTATACTCGCTCCGTCATAAACCGAACGGACGTTTTTATAAGCGTTTATAATTTCATCGCTTTTAGCTAGAGTCTTAAAATCTATACCTTTGTCGCTAGCTTCAAATTCGAGTTTAAAATGATACGCCGCGCCGCCGTATTCGTGCCATTCTTTGATATTTGTATTGCTATATAGAGCCTTTAGCGCCCTATTTAGACTATAAAACGTGCCTGAATAGTAGTGAATTTCAAAAGCACTTTTTATTAGATATCTGGCGTCCGTTTCGTCTAGTCCATTAATATCTACATCGAAACTTTGAGCTAGTAACGGTAAAAGAGATGACGGGCAAGAGTCGGCAAGCGTATTTATAACACCGATATCGAGCCCATTTAATCTCACGCCAAAAAACTCGTCTAGCTTCTTATCAAATTTAGTTTTATGATTTGGAAGCAAGCTCATAAATCAGCCTTTGCGTAACTTAGCTCGAAGCTTATTTTTATAAAGCTTTCTTCGCTCACTTTGATATCCGCCGCAGGAGAGCTTAGGTTTACACGATAAACTCCGTTTTTGTGCAATATGGAGTAGATATAGCTTAAATTCAAATCCTCTCCTAAACCTAGACTGGTCCTACTCGCCTTCACATCTTTGTCGATTTGTGCTTGTAAAAATAGATCGTTTAGTTCCAATTTAGCCCTTATGGTCACTTCCTTGATAGTAGCGTTTTTGACGTTGACTTTGTCCGTTAGCGGTCTGACGGTTTCGTCGCTTAGATATTTTTCGACGCTAGCGCGAGTTTCTTCGCTCATATCAGAGGTTTTTAGATAGATGTTTACTATACCGGGCCCGCCATTTAGCACGCTAACTTCTTGTACCTTTGTATTTGCCGAGAGCGCTTGATAGATATATGCTTTCGCGCTTCCGGCCGTTGAAAATCTCTCTAGCGAAAGCACCGCTCGATTTCGAAGCCTCTCGTCGCTTTCTTTATCCGCTCCGCCAGTGAAATTTAATGTTTGTTTGGCTTTTAGCACAAATGGCAGCGGTGTTTGAATGAGCTCGCATTTGACCGCGCTTTCTTTTATGAACTCATCGAGTATGATTTTACCGATGGCTTTTAACTCCCCTTGCTTGATAGTCACACTATCTTTGAGGATGGCTGTATCACCTTTTTCGCTCCTGAATACACTTTTTGCAGGCACGATGGTGTCGCTATCTTTTGTGGTAGACAGGCAAAGCTCGATGTCGGCTGTCGGCTTTTCGCCTTTTAGCCTTTCGATACCGTAAATCGCAACGACATTATCAAGATCACTGCCTAAGGCATAAGGTAAAAGCATGCTTTTCACGCCTTCATTTATCCTGGCTCGAAGCAAAAGCTCACGATATGCGAGAGTTTCAAGCAAAGCGGAGTATCGATCGCTTTCAAGCAAAGAAATTTCATCGTCGTTTAAATAGCTCTTAAAAAGCTCTTTGATACCCTTTAAAAGCTCGTTAAAATTTAGCTCTTCGATGACGTTTGGAAAAGGCAAATTGTCTAACTTCATATTTCAACTCCGATTTCATTACCGCTCGTTAAGATGATCTTAAAATTTAGCCTATGGTCTTTTAGGCTTATTAGTTTTACTTCGTCTATCTTCACTCGTTTTTCCCATCTCTCTACGGCTTCTATGACGTAGCAGGCAAGATCGGCTCTAAACTCGTCGTCTACCTTGCGGTCTATTAGCTCGAACAAGCGGCTGCCGTACTCCGGCAACATAACCCGCGAGCCTAGAGGCGTGAGCAAGATGTCTTTTATGCTCTGTTTTATATCCGCTAGATACTTTGCCATCAGTCCCTCGCTAGTCCGTTGTTGGTATGGTTGGTTAGATCGCCTCTGCCGTCTCTTACGTTGCCGCCGAAATTTGCGTTGCCTCCCGTCGTTATAGACCCGGTTATCTTTACGTTTCCGTTTATCTCAAAGCTTCCAGCCCCGCCATCACTTCCAGCTGTGTTTATGCTGCCTTGTATCAAGGTATTGCCAAGAAGTTTTATGCTCGGGCTTTTTACGACGGTATCGTTTGCCGTTACGGTTACGTTTTTGGCGTTCAAATTTGCGTTTTCGCAGGTTATATTTATCGATTTCGGGCTTTTGATTTCAAGAGTCGATGCGGCCGTATCGTAGCTCATGCTTACGCCGTCTTCGAAGCTTACGCACACCTTTTTATCCGTCGGCTCCTCTTTATGCGCGCTTTGGTAGAGTCCGCGAAGTATGACGCCGCTGTTTAGGTTTCCTCTTACCGGCAAGACTAAAACCTGCTCGCCCGCTCTGATAGGAGAGAAGCTTACGGCAAAGGAGTTTGAAAAACTTTGAAATACCGGCAAAAAATCGGTAACCATGGAGCCTACGGCTACTCTTGCCTTGTCGCCGCTTACTTCGCTAATTATGCCCGCTTCGATCAATTCAGTCTTCATATTCGCTCTCTTTTACGCGTTCGCTAAAACTCGGCTTGGCTCGTTTGCGAGAGACGCTAAATTTAATCTCTTTTACGTCGTCGTGAATTTCGTTTAGTTTTTGACGATTTACGCCGTTTTCGGTGCGTAGCGTCTCCACTAGCTCTCTGGTGGCGGCCGTGTTGTTATTTATAGCCTCGTTGCTTTTTACGGAAACGTCTATCAAAATTTCGGCGTTTTTGTTCGCGTTTTTATTAAGCAGCCAAAAAATAGCCAAGAAAGCGATAAATCCGAAAATAGCGGCAAAAACTAAAAATTCGTTTAGCCCCCAAGCTCCGGCGGAGTTTATAAGACCCGTAGTTTCTTTGATTTCGTCGCTAAAATTTAGGCTGTTTTCCATTTTATTCCTTTATTCCAAGGCATTGTTTTAGTTTTTTTTCGCAATCGCGGTAATAGATCATCTTTGCCTTATGCGTCTCAAATTTGCCGTCGTCTTTTGGCTTATCGGGCATCTTAGCATTGCACCTTACGGGCACGTATTTTTCTTGATAAACCATGTGCGGCTCGCTCGTTTGAGGTTTGGCCGCGCAGCCCGTAAATATCAAAGCAAACAGACAAAAAATCCAAATCCTAATCACGAAATAGCTCCTTATATGCAGCTAGTTCGGCCTCGCAGCTTTTATCTTTGACGTAGATCTTCTTTATCCGCTCGGTCTGCTTATCCGGAGTATCGTCGATCTCTACCGCGGCGGCCTTTATAGCTTCGTTTTGTAAAGAAAGAGATACGTTGCAGGCGTTTAGGTTATTTTTGGCCGTAGCGTAGTCCTTGGTCAGTCGCTCGTTTTTCTCTTTTACGCCTTCAAGGTCTTTCAGCAAGACGGAATTTACGCTTTGGAGTTTTGAATTTTCCAAAAACAAATTTACGCAAGCAAAACCCAAAAGCGCGGCCAAGGTAAAACCTACGATAGGAAGCTTAGTTATCAAATAGCCCACTTAGCACCTTCTTTGCCCGGTTCGGCGTTTGTTTCGCCCAAAGAGAATTCATGCCGCTTTGATAGGCGGCCCTATATTCGCCCGTTCTTATATGGTGCATCGTGGTTACGAATTTTTGAACTTTACTCACGTCCATCTGGTAGCACATCTCTATCACGACGTCTTGAATGTTTGCGGGCTTTTCTTGTAGCCACTCAAAGGCTTTAAATACTCTAGGCTTTAGCTTTTTTAGTTTCAGTTCTAAAATTCGCTCCGCTACCTCGCGGTCCATCGACTCTATCTTTCCGCCGTTAAGAGCGATCTCGTCGTCGCTTAAAGCAACAACTAAAAAACCGTAACCAATAGTAGGCTTTCCCAAACTATCTTCGTAAATACGGTTTCTAAATCCTTCGTTTTCTTTGATTTTTTCTATTAGCGTCATTTCGGCCGCCTCACTCTTCTTTTGGCTCCAAATTATCGTCTTGATCGGCGGGGTTGCCTTGATCTTGCGACTGCATATTTAAGCCGCTTTCTTCAAAAGCCTCTATCATTGAGGCGTCCAAATACTTTTTAGCTTCGTTTTGATTAAGGGCGATTATTTCGCCCTCTTTAACGAAATTTCCCTTTACGCATATATTGCCTTTTGCGATGTATCTCATGTTTGCTCCTTTATGCCTTACTCATAAGGCTAGCCCATTTTTTAACGACCACTTCGTAATCGGTAAATACGTCGAATACGTATTTTAAGGCTCGCTCTTCGGCGTCGTACCAGCGGTTGCGGCGAATATCTAAAACTACTCCCAAAACTAAGTTTTTAAGCGGAGTGGCTAGATAAGTGCCTTTTGGCATAAGAGGGGTTATTTCAAACGGGATGCCGAGTATTTGGTTGGCTCCTCCCTGAACGAGGTGAAGCGGCGAATTTAGCGCGCTTAGCTCTTTATTGTATTCTTGAACGTCGGAAGGGTTTATCAAAATCCTAGCTTCGCTTACGATGTCGGGGTCTATAGACCCGACTAGCGCGCTTAGCCTATTTGATACCTTTTCCGTTGCCGTATAGGTTAATTTAACCGCGTCGCTAGAGTCTTTGACCGTTTGCAGCCAGCCTTTATGTAGCGTCTTGAAAGTTCCGTCGTAAGTATCGCTCTCTCCGGTAAAGCCAAGAAGCGCTAAATCGTTACCGAAAGCCTTGGCAAACGCATCAAAAGTCTCTTTTTCAAAATTAGGGTTTGACTTATTGTCTTCTAACGCGTCTTGCAAGATGCGAGCAAATAGCTGAACGCTTTTGGCGTCTAGCTTCGCGCCTACTTTGCTTAAAGCCGCTCTTTGCGAGTCATTGGGTTTTTCGCCGCTAGCTACGCGCACTAAAATCCCCTTTGCTACGTCCCATGCGTCAAGCTCTTTGGTAAGTCGTCCCATTTTTTCGGTGTGGATTTTTTGCAAAAAGCCGTTGTTTTGTTTAATAACGTCTACGAAGTTGTGTGCTTGCTCCGGAGTCAAAGATCCCGATAGCGTTACGTTAGTCGACGTCATGCTTCCTTTTAATACTTCGTTTAAACCGTTCATTATAATATTCCTCCGCTTGCTGATTTTTCTGATTTGTTGACCGTGATCTCTTGTTTTGATTTGCTTAGCTCAGCCGTTATCTCTTCAAGTTTGGCGCCGAGCTCGCCGATAGATTTTTTAAGGGTTTCAAGCCTTGCGTCGTTTGCGCTAATGCCGGCTTTTACAAGCTCGGCGACTCTATTTTCATCCATTGTTTCTCCTTTATTTTTTGAACTTTCTTTTTTAAAATTTTCGCTTGAGCCGAAAAACTCTTTTAGCGCCGCTATTACGCCGCCTTTGGTGACGTCTTCTTTTTCGCTCCCTTTTATCACTCCGCTGCCGTACATTGATAGGCCCGTTATCGTTCCGTTTTTCACCATATCTCGCAGCTCGTCGTCCTCTATCTTTATGCCTACCGCCCAAGCCCCCTCTTCATTAAAAAATTCATCCTTACTCTTTACTATCCAGCTTTCGCATATATAGGCGTCCGCGATGTTAAAATTATGATTTACGTCTATGCAGTAGCGAAGATCGGATCTTTTCATAAAGTTATATGCTGCGCTTCTTATCTCGTCTGCGCTTGCGAATTCTCCTTGCGTATCCACTTCATCCGGGGCGTAAACTATCCCGTAAACGATACCTTGCTCGATGTCGCTTTTTTTAAAGTCGACTCTTAAAAGCTCGTTAAAATTCTCATTTTTGTAGATAATCTTTTTGTTATTTGCTCCCGCCGATACCAGCGAAATTAGCTTGATTTGCATGTTTGTTATCTCTCTAGCCATCTTTGCTCCTTAATTTTCCGCCATTTTTGCAAAAAATAAGATTTTAAAAAACCCAAATAAGACATATACGTCATATATTGCTAGAAAGCGAAAAATTTTTATCGTAAAATCGGATTAAAAATTTTTAGGATAAATATGGATAGAATTTTTAAAGCGGCGCAAGGTAGCGCGCAGTTTACCGAAGAGAGTAAAGACTCGCAAGGCTTAATAGAGCCGTTTTTTAGCTTTGATAGATTGCTTAGCCTTTTTTACGCTAATACCTATCACAGGCGAGCCGTGCAATTAAAAGCATCGTTGCTGTCTAATATAGAAGACGGCTCGAAGCTTGAGGGCGGTGCTATGACGCCCCAGGAT